TAATTACATAGTCACCATCATCAGAAGATGTTGCGACCGTATCTAAAAGTTTTTCGTGTCCCGTGGTCGGAGGATTAAAACGACCAAAAGCAATCGTCAGAGTTCCTTTAGTTTTTTCTACTTCTGGTGGAACCATCTCAACTGGTTTTTCTGCTGCCTGAGGTTCTTGTTGTTGGGCAGGTGCCTCTTGTTGTGCTGGTTCTGTTTCGTATGATGTTTGAGATAATCTCTTTTCCTTATCTGATTGTGGTGGATCCTGCTGTCCGACTCTCTGACGCTTATTATAAAACTTCAGTCTTCCTTTTTCTGTCTTTGCAACGAACTCACCTTTGTTATCATACCACCCACCATGACCATCACCTTTCAGTCCCAGACGTGCTGCCTGCTGAACTGCGGTTGATTCAGATAAAAATTGGAAGAAGCTCTTCATTACTTACTCAGTTTTTTAATTATAGATTTTTCGTTGGCAACAATGTAACTGAGGACACTATTCCTCATTTTCTTATATTTATTCATCATCTTATCTGACTTGCATAATGAGATGTGCTTGTCAAAGGTTGTGTAGACGTGAGCAAGGAAGTCATTATACTTCCTTTTCGGTGCCTTTGAGTCCGTCTCAAAAGACTGTAATAATTCTGTAACTTGTGGGTTCATAATCAATAGAGTTTTAGATGTACTGATGCTGGTATTGTAGTAGATGGAGAGACCTTTGCAGATAATTTGTCAAATGCAATCTTTTCTGCTTCATCCATTGATATTGATTTTCCAAGTTTTTTTGCTCTGTATTTTTCTTCTCTTGCAGCCCTTCCTAAAATTCTTTCAAAGTCTTTTCTACGAACAATACCTTTACTGGTACAGGACTTCCATAGATCTATAATAATTTCATCTTCTTTACCAGACTCCTTTATTGCAAGTGCCATCTCTAACTTATTCTGAGCATCTTTAGCGTATTTTAGTTCGGCACTTTTATTTAATTTTTTATTTCCTAATTTGATATCTCCAGATGTTTTAGTTGGATCTAATTGTTCTGCCATATTTGACATATATTGTTTAGATCTATCAATATCGTTACCATAAACATCGGTCAATATATTTGCATTATTGGGGACAGCATTTCTTCTAGCCTTATTAACTGCACTCTTTCCTCTCGCAGTGTAAAAGACACTTTCTGCTTGATCCATTGATATTGATCCACCACCAGCAGCACCAAATTCTCCAGAAGATGCCACAACAATATTATTAGTAGTTCCTGGATTTACATAATCATATTCAGTTTTTATAACTTGCTTTCCATTTTTGTCCAAAGTGGCAACTTGTGTTTTTAAATCATACTTTAAATTTCTACCCCCATCAGATCTTTTTCCACCAACAATATAATCATTACCATCAGCAGTTATTGGATATTGTTTCTTAGTTATTTCTGGATCTTTTGGTTGATTATCTTTATCTTTTCTGCCATTATTAATACCAACCCTACTTGTATACACCGCACCAGAACCAGTTGCTTTTTTCAAGGAAACAGGAATAAGAATATTTTTTTCATATAGCACCAACAAGAGTTCATTCATTTGCTTTACATCATATATTGCAATCGCTTTTTGCTTTGATTTTGGAAGGGCACTCATAAAGGTACTGTCCATGACAGAACTGTGTGAAATTAAATCTCGTATTTCCTTAACCGCAGCATCTTTATAAAACCAAACGTCAGCAGGATTCCATCTATCGTCAGCAAACTTTGCACCAAAAGCAGATTTAACATTTTTTAGAAATGGAGTTAAGTTAGATAATGTGTAAAACTCTCCCTGTCTAGTCACCTTGAATGTTGGTGATGATGCTATTTTTCCCTTCTGATGTTTTCTAAAACTAACTACTTGAGACTTTAAAGCATTATGCCAATCCAATCCACTTTTTGGAAACTTTGCTTGTGCTGCTTTTAAATCTGCTCTATTAAATCTGCTGTCTAGGGGCATATTTTTTACACACCATTCAATATCTCTTTCTTTCAAAAATTTGCTAAATTTATTACTATCTTTTTTGCTATAAAGTTCTATCCAAGTATTTTCATCAATTTTACTTAGAGTTGGATCATTTCTAGATAGAGCAAAAAATACAACCCACATTTGCTCATTAAAAGTTTCTCCTGCTGGTAATGCTGCCATAAGATTACTCCTGATTTAACTCACTACTAAATCTTTCTCTTGCTTGTGCATTTCTTAATGCTTGTGCCTGGAATCTTGAGGGTAAAGATCCTATTCTCTTTTGAAGAATCTGCCTCCTTCTTGCTTCTCTTTCTGTTGCCTGCTGTTCTCTCCGTGAAGCATTTTGCTCTCTTTCTCTCCTTTGCTGGGGAGTATCGGACCTTGCTGTAAATTGGGAGAATGTAGTTTGATTTCCAGTTTTAACTCCAGTTTCCTTTGACGCTGACGGAGATCTATATGCAACCGTCATCGGTCTTGTTTCACTTCTACCTTTTCTTGGAGCACCGGTGGCAGTTTGAGCAAACTTTGCTTGTTTGACAGATGAACCATCATCCTCTATTGGTTTTCCATAATCAGGATTATCTCTACTACCCTTTCTTTCCGGTTGAACTCCAGGTGTTTTCACCATCACTTGAGCCTCACCCTCTTTACTTCTGAATTGTCCTTCACCACTAGCATGAGCTTGTGTTATTCTACGTTTTTGTTCTGGTTCAAGATTGGATTCAGCATCTGATGCTTGAGATTTTCTTCTTTCTATTTCATTAGAATCTCTACCACGATAGTCAACTGCCGATGCAACTCTATCGCTTTTTGCTAGTAATTCAGATTCTCTTTCTCTCTGTCTCTGTCTAACTTCAGACTTCTCTTGAGACTGTCTTTCTTTATACTCTGCATCGGTCTCACCAGATTGTTTTTTCGATGGTCTATATTGTATTTCTTTTTTAGACATAGCTTTGGCAACGATTGCCCCAACACCCCGTATTGTTCCAGATTCACTAGTTGAATAGTCAGTAGCATCACCTTGTTTTCCACTGACTCTTATTGTTTCTCCATTAGGACCTTCTATCTTCCAATCTGCTTTGGAAGTTCCAGATGTTCTACCTTCCCCACCTCTTTTAACTGTAGTGCTAAGTTCACTACTTGTTGCACCTGCAGGAGAAACAGTCCACGAATTCTTTATAGCATTTCTTGTCTTCCTTTCAGCAGTCGCACCTATAATTGCACCAATATTTGCCTCCAACTGTCCATAATAAGAACTTGCATCTTTATCTCTTTTTCTTTCCGTATCGCCCCTACCCATAGCAAAATTATTCTCATCAGCATTTTTGAAATTTAACGGATGATCTGGATCATCTTTAACATCATCAATTTTTTGTTTAATTAATTCTGCCGCTCTACTTAAAAATATCTGAGCTCCTCTAGAATCTTCTTCTGGATCATCTGACTGATTCTTTTTCCATTCTTTCCACTCAGGATTAATATCTTTACTTCCTTTCTTTAAATATTTTTTTGGTTCGGGAGAATCAATCGTATCTAACAGTTCAGCAGCTCTACGTAATTCTTGATTGATTTCTGGATCTGTGGAAAAATCATTCCACATTATTTCAAATGCTTTTTCTCTATCAAACTTTCCTTCAGACAAAAGAAAAGAAAATTGTTCTAATGTTATATCTCCTCTTATAAAATTTTCAAGCACAAAGTTAGCATCCTTGATTAAGGATTCATTACACTCAAATATAAAATCTCCGAAAGACTTCATCTCTATCTTTTAGTCTATTATATTCTATTTAGAAATGGAGAATAGGAGACTCGAACTCCTGACAGCCTGCTTGCAAAGCAGGTGCTCTACCAACTGAGCTAATTCCCCAGAAAACCCCGAAGGGTCATTCAGTGACTACTTCACCAATTTTATTATCAAGTTCTTGAATAACTTTGCGAATATCAGTAATGCGTTCTGACGCAAACTCATAACTGTGACCTTTTTGGTGTTCAAAAAGAACTTGACGAACTGCTGCAGCAGACCTCACATCTATTTTAAGTGTTACTTGTTTTTCTTTAGTCATCGATCGTCAGCAGCACGGTTTTCAGAGAAGTAAACATCAAAAGCACCTTCTGGATAACGCTTCAGAAGTTTCTGCACATTACGAGCAACGACTTCATCCAAAGTTACATCAAGTGCAATGCAAGCCTGAGCAACATACCACATTACATCACCAAGTTCAATAATAAGATGCTCTTTATTATCTTGATTAAAAGGTTTTCCTTGAAAGATCATTTTTTTAATAATCTCAAGAAACTCACCTGCTTCAGCATTAATACCAACACCAGCAGTCAAAAGTCTTTCAATATTTGCTCCCTTTTCATCCAATTGAACCAGACGATCAGAAAGAGCAAGAAAGTCCTTCGATGCGTCAGAAGTTACGGCATCCACAAACTCAGCGTACTTATCAAAATTAACGTGTTTTTGTTCCATTAAAATTTAAATCCCTCAAATGATTTTTTAGGTTTCTTTTCTTCAGTATCATTATACTCGTCTTCGTTTCCAGAGTCAAGTATGTCTTTTTGTGCTGTTTGTTCGCAGTCATAAAGACGCATTTTAGCACGATCAATACCTACAATAAAACGCTTGTAGATAGTGGGGTCATTATAGCGGTTTTTGAGTTGTTTTACCATAATCTGTCCCAACTGCTCCAACTCTTCTGTGCTAATAAGGGCAAACATAAGATCAGCAGTAGCAGGCAAACCAAAGGACTCACTAGTATCAGTAAGTTCAACATCAGAACTACCAAAACCTGAACGAGTGGTCTGAGTAGCGGAGACAATCGGCACATTAAATTCAACCGCGAGTCCTCTAAGTTCTTCTGCAATTGCCTTAATATACGAATATGAATTAACAGAAAGATTTGACTTATACCTGCTGGAAGCACATATATTAAGGTAATCAATGAAAATAATATCAGGTCTAAATGACTTCTTAAGTGATAACTCATTAAGAAGTGCCTTAAAGTGCCCACTATGTGCTGATGCAGTTGGATACTCTTTAATTATAAGAGTCCCCTGAGTTTTTTTGGAGAGACTAGTGACCTTATTCTCAAACATCTGGCGAGGAAGGTCAATCAATTGCTGAATAGGAACATTCAAAAGGTTTGCGTCAATTCGTTCAGCAATGCGTTCTTCTGCCATTTCAAGAGTGATGTATAATACATTTTTACCTTGAAGTAAAACAGAAGAAGCCATATGACACATAAACAAACTTTTTCCAGTTCCGGTCCCCGCTAAACAAATATTGAGAGTCTTATTAGGTAGACCACCTTTCGTGATTTTGTTAAAATATTCAAGATCAAATTCAATTTTGTCCTCCTTTCGGTGATAAAACTCATACCGTTCTTCATAGTTTTGCAAATAATCGTGACCGATATTGTTATCAAAACTTACAGCAAGAGCATCAGAGAGAATACTAGGAATCGCATCACGATTCTTCTTTTCATTGTTACCATCAGCAATATGAATAGATTCCATAAGTGCCAAGTAGATAGCACGGTCACGACACCACTTTTCAGTCGTATCAAGTAACCATTGCTTTTCTACAGGAGCATCGTTCAAAGACTTATTAATTTCTCTGACTTCTTTTACTTGTTCTTCAGTTAAATCTGTGCGATTTTCTACCTCAATGTTGAGTGCTTCGATTGTGATTGCTGAACCGTACTTAACAATAAATTCGACAATCTCCTCAAAAATGACTTTTTCGGATTTGCTTTCAAAATAATCTGGTTGTATGAAAGGAATAACTTTGCGTGAATAGTCTTCATTAAATATTAGGTTTCTGAGAATTGTAGTCTCAATTCGTTCCATAAGAGAATTGTTGTTTCGCGGCAGCATCAAGTTTCTGCATTACTTCTTCGGTAAAATACTGGTCTGGATTTTTTAAGATTTCTTTTGCATAAAGTTTTTTACCATTAATCTCATAACGTCCCGCAACGTTCTTCCACATTCCAACTTCTTCACCCAGTTCCAGAAGACCATAGTAACGATCAAGACCGCGTTCATCATAATACAAACGAACCTCAACCTCTTGATTTTCTTTACTCAGACGCGACTTAGCAGTCTTAGCTTTGATAATGTTTCCGATAACTTCTGTTCCATCTTTTTCTTTTTTCTTGCTGAGATATATGATAGTAGAAGCGGCATACTTAAGACCACTACCACCACCCATCTCCTTTGTAGGAACATAAGAACCGATAACATCGTAGGTGTGATTTGTAACAATCATTGGAACATTTGCCTGCCCCAACTTGAGAGTGAGCATACGGAAAGCACCTTTGACAAGTTGTGATTTGGTCATATCACGAACTTGCTTATCATTGAGTGCATCAGTAATCTCTTTCTCAGTAGAAAGCATACCC